TCTGCTATCTCTTCAAATGGATTTAGTTTATCAAAAAATTCTTCTACACTTGCTGCTGTATTTGTATCAGCTCCAAGATCAATTAGTTCTGCTGCAAGAGAGACTACACCTTCAGGTATTTTTAATAGACCGGATGCAATACCAGAAGCGGCAGCTGTGTACCACGCTGTTTCATTATTTTGTTCGGCGTTATTGAGAGGTAAAAACTCTGCCATTTAGACTCCTATGCCCCGGTGCCAAAATCGTCAGGCTTGTTTTTTTGTATTTCTTCAAACATTCTTCTTTGGTCAGGACTTAAATACTCATATCTTTTAGATATCTCAGCATCTTTTTCTTCTTTTGTACTACCTTTTGGTGGTGGTTCTTCCACAAATGTATCAATATTTATTTTTTCGAACTCATAACCATCTGTTGTTTTTCTAAATCTTTTAATTTCACCAGTATTTACATCGTAGAAAACTTTACCAACTTTTTTATTATCTTTGTTTTTAAGTAATTGTTTTTCTGTAACATCATTAGGACCATTTATAAATCCTTCAAACTGAGATCCAAATTTTTCTAAAATTTTAGTTTTTAATTTTTTATTTTCAAAGTCAGCCCTGTTCTTAGCTTGTAAAGTATCACCTTCATAGACCTCTAAAAAATCTTTTTCTGTGTATTGTTTATCTAGCTCTCGTTCCTCTTGAAGTATTTCTCTTTGGAAATCTTCTGCTCTTATAATTTTATCAAGTTCAAAAGCTCTTCCTTCTTCAATTAATTTTTTCTCGTATTCTCTTTGATCTTCTTTTTCCATTTTGTTATATTTTCTAGCTTCATCTAATATCTTAGCATCATATTCTCTTTTATCTTCTAGTTGTAGTTTATCATAAGCTCTTGCGTCTTGTATTAACTCTAAATTAAATTTTCTTTCATCTTCAATTAAACCTTTATTATAAATTCTGTCATCAGCTTTTATACCTGCAAGATATTCTCTTTCATCTTCTCTTAAAAAATCTTGATAAGATCTGTCATCAGCTTTTAATGCTAAGTCAAATCTTCTGTCATCAAATTTTTGTTGATCAGCTAATGCAAGTTTAGTTCCCGCCATTCTTACATCTCTATCATATTTAGCTTTTGCGTCAGCACTTTCTATTAATTGTTTAGTAGCAGGCTGTAATCTATTTATTGCATCAGCAAAATTTGTAGCCCCTGCAACAGATGGTCCAGCAGTTAATAAGAAACTTGTTAGAGGATCATATCCACCATAGTCACCGGCACCCGCTCTAATTTCTTCTATGTATTCAGCTTGAGTTTTTGGTTGACCAATATCTACACTAGATACAAAAGGATCATTCCCTGTTACAATAGGATTTTCAGCATGCATAGATCTATCTACGATACCAGTCATAATGCCATCGCCGACATTACCACCTTTTCTAAACATTGGTCTTTTAAAAGTTCTCATATTTAACTAACCGGGTTTTTTGAATAAGGTTGATTAAATGCTCTGTATATACCAGCTAACGTTCCACCAGCTCCTATTGCTGTCATTATAGGACTAGGACTAGGTGCAGTAACTTGAGTTGTTTGACCTGGATATCCAGCTATCAAACTTGTAACACCTTGACCATATTGTTGCGCAGCTGTTAAAGGTTGTTGTAACTGTTGTTGAGCTAACTGTTGTTGTGCCGCTAATTGTGCTTGTTGTTGAGCTTGGTTCTGTGCACCAAGAGTTGATAACGCTCCAACATCTTGACCTAAGAAAGCTTGTTGTTGACCAGCTAAGTTTAATTGTTGATTACCTAAAGTTTGTTGATTCATAAATGCTTGTTGAGCAGCTTGTTGAGCTTGACCAAAACCTTGAGCTAATAATTGTGCTTGTAATGCTGCTCGGTTCCTGTCGCTTGTTGCCTGATACTCTGATCTCATAACTCCTTCACGACCTCCACCAAGAACACCTTTACTTACAGCTTGAGCTGCAATACTTGGAATTCCTTTTTGTGCTTGTACATCAAATTCTCTTAACGTCTCACTAATAACATCTTGTTGATATGGAGACATAAACTGTTGGTAAGCTTGAGGTCCTGTTAAACCACCAGCTGCTGTTTGTGCAGCTGCAGCTTTATTTAAAAAAGGTTGATAAGCACCAATACCTTGTGTTGCTAATTGTTGAGCTTGTGCTTGTAAAGGATCTTGACCAGCTACAAATTGTTGGCCAAATACTTTTGATAAATCAGCTGTCTTAAATTGTCCTGTAGCATCTGCAAGATTACTTAAATAAGTTTTACCTGCTGCTTCTACAAATTCTGGTGGTAATACTCTTGATGTCGTTACTTCTGCCATTATACTACTCTCTTTTCTGCTTGTTTCATTTGATCATACAACCTTTGAGCACCTTTTTCAATGTTGCCGTCACCCATTCCTCTAACAGCATCTGCTGTCATTACAAATTCGTTTTTACTTAACATAGCAGGTACGTCATCTGCTTTTTCTTTTATACCAACTGGTACAAATCCACCAGTTTCTCTATAGTCTCGTTCTATAGTGCCGGCTTTATTAGCTCTCATAACACCTGTCGGCATAGCTCCACCCATTAAACCAACTCTACCACCTACAGCACTATTGATTCTTACAAACTCTTCTATCTCAGCACCTGATGCATCTGGATTTGTTTTGCTGTAATAATCTTTTAAATATATTCTTAATTTTTCTGGATCGTTTTCAATCTCTGCTATTTCTTCTTGGTCCATGCCGCTAGCAGCAAGTGCACTTAAAGCTGCACCAACACCTACTTGACCTGCAGTGCTTCCAAGAACTTTTTTAACATTACCAAAAAGACCTGTAGTTTTACCTAAACCTTGTGATGGTGGTAATGCACTTCCACCAAATAAAGAGGGTAAACCAAACATAGCATTTTTACCACCAAAAAATGTACTTGCTCCACCTTTAACAAGCATGGGTGCAAAGTTTAAAGCAGCCAGAGCCAACATTGGATTTTTTTTAACAGTCTTAGCTACACCTTTTACAGCACCTTTAATGCCTTTGGTAACTTTTTTAACTAGACTTCCTAATCCGTATAATTGTCTGGGTTCTTGCATTCTTGATATTGCCATAATTTAAATACACTTATATTGTTGAGCAGGCATAGATATCCTGAAAATACTATACTTTATTTGATTTTTGTATCTTCGTCAAGAGGTTTGGCGTTCTTTGCAGGGCGTGTACCTTGGTATAAATCATCAAAGAAACGACCTCGATATAAAAACTCTCCAACGTGCGTAATAGTATCCATTACATATATATGTACTTTACCACCCATATCTCTCCATTTTTGACAGAAACCAAAGTCTTCTCCAAAGTATCTTTTAGTTTTAAGATCATGCCAAGTATCAAATAAGTTATAAAAGTTATCTTTCTTTTCTTCCTCACCATTAATATAAGTAGGTTGATATATCTCTAATTCAGGGTGATTCTTAATCATGTCTTCAATAACATGTCTTTTAATTAACATACATCCAGTAGGGGCATGAGTTACTTCTATAACACCTTTATCAGCTATAATGTTATATTGATCTTCTACTTTAATTGGATAAGTAAAACCCGCTCTTGACATATCTTCTGCAGAAGTAATAGCATCTTCTTTATTATTGACCCTTCTCCATATTTTATTCCAATCCATCATCTTCATTGGATAAGGACATGCAATAACATCTTTGTCAGCTTTTAACATTTTTTCAATAGTAGAAAAACTAAAGTCAATATCAGAGTCTATAAATAATAAATGAGTGTATTTGTCTTTATGATTTAAAAATTCTGCTACACTTAAATTTCTACCTTGTGTAACTAAAGAAGATTTTAACAAAGTAAAACTAACTAATATATTTCTTTGTAAACATTCTTGTTGAAATTTTAAAACAGCTTGACAATAATGCATAGATACATCGCTATGACAAGGGGTACAAACCATTATTTTATAAGGCGATCTACCACCTTCTCCGCCTACATTTATTTCAATCACGTTGCTATCCCCTTCAACTTTATTAGTTTTTACAGTTTGATAGGTATCATTACTAGCCTCTGTTTTTTTATCTTCTTCAAACCAGATAGGTGTATTACTTAGTCTTGGCACTAACTGCTCCTGTTAAAAATCTTGTCCATGATGTGCCTATTTTATTCCAATTGTAATAAGCATTAACATAATCAGACTGAGTTTCTAAATGTTTATGTATAGTTTCTTCATGTAATATATTTGCTGAAGCTTCTATTGCAGAAGCAAATTTCATTGATAGCCTTCTTAAATTATTATCAAAAGGTATATACATGGGAAACTCAGCACCTGTTTCAAACAAAGCACCAAGATTAGTTGTAACACAATACAATCCACCAGCCATACATTCTAATAAAGATATACAAGATGTTTCTTCAAAGATACTTGGATATGCATACATATTATATTTATGCATATTACTTTTTATAAAACTATTTGGTTTATAACCTATGTAGTTTACATTAGGTAATTGTCTTGCTTGTTCATATAGCTCTGTATACTCATGGTCATTTTGATCAAAGAATTGTTTTCCGTATACTTCAGTTGATGAATACACATCTAAAGTAATTAATGGGTTTTTAACTAATTGCATTGCACCCAATAAAACAGATAATCCTCTCCAAGGTGTGTTTTGATGAATTATTCTAATAGGGTCACCTTGTTTATAAGGCTTTGCTTTTTGTATTTTATCTACACCATTTTTAATTACCAAACATTTTTCTGCCGGTAGACCAAACATCATTCTAAATTTTTCAAACGTCCAATGAGAATTAAATACATACCAATCATACTTGTGATGATTAGATTTTTCTTGAAACCAAGGAGCTAAATTAGGTTGATCATATGAATTTTTTTGCCAAAGTATGTTTACTTTATCTGGATGTAACGGAATCTTTTCCGGTACAGAAGTTGTAATCTGTACTTGATCTAATAATTTTTTATCAACATATTCTTCTAAATAGTTGAATTGTAATTCTGTTCCGCCTTTAGGGTTTTGGTTTCTTATTATCATTATTCATTACTTTCTGGAATACATCTAAACCTTTTGGTGATACTTGCACTGTTACATCAGTAACAATATCTGGTCCTTCCATTTTTTCTTTAGAAGTTTCACCTGTCTTTGTATTTCTATAAACTGTTATAGTTGTACAATCGATCTTATGTATATTATCCGTTTTCATTCTCTCTGTTTATAAGCGCATAACTAACCACTATTTCAAGTTTGTTAGCTGTTTCTGCTTGAGCTTTTATAGCATCTCCTGCTTCTAAATTCAACCCCTGTTCTGTAGCATTGACTGTACTTGAAGCAGGCACATCCTTTCTAAAAAATTCTACATCTGTACTAGCTGATGAATCTCTTAAATCACAATTAACTAATACAGCTCCTGTGCTGTTATTAGATACATATACAGATTTTACAATAGCCACAGCTGATGTTGATATAGTCAAAACAGTTGTCATAGCTGTTCCGTCTAATATCTTAGATGCGTTTTTATATTGTATGCTCATGATAAAAAGTAATTAAAAGCGTCTTGTTCGTTTTTTAAATCTTGTTGAAAAGAAAAATTAAGTTGTTGCTTCATTGTATTTAAAGACTCCATAATCTGTCTTTGATTATCTACATCATATTCTTCTTTTGGTTCAGGTATATAATTAGTTATTTTAGCCACCGTGAAAACTCTTTCCAAATGATGATGAATCTCTATAGCTACTTGCTCTAGAAGGTTTAGAAGGAGCTGCATAAGTAGCTCCACCAGGTCTATTTCCTCTTCCTTTATCTTGATTAGTTAGGGTAGCTGATGGTCTCATATCCATTTGTTTTTGAATAGCTCTAGCCTCTCTCATGTTTTGTGAAGCTGCTCTATCTCTTGCGTCTCTGCCACCATAACTTCTAGCATCAAAATAATCAGCCAAACTTGAAGACTTAGCAAAATCTGTATTACGTACTCTTTGATTTAAACCTTGAATACCTTGGCCCATATTTCTTAATAAATTAAATCCTGGTACAGCTATACTCATTATTAAATCCATAATACCAGTAGAGTTATTTTGACCTGCTAATGAATTTACTTGTTCAACATCTTTTTCATTAGCAACACCCATATTTGCAGGTAAACTTTGTAAATCTAAATTTGGTAAACCTTCTAATCTATTTGCTGGTAATTGTGGTACTTTATTTGTATTAGGCATTAAATATTCAGGTTGAAGAGATATTGAATTATTGTCTACAAATCTTAAAGTGTTTATTCCTGTATCAGGTTTATAAAAAGGTGTATTTGTTTCCACCATGTATTGGGTAACATCTTGAGTAGGAAAAACTTGTTCAGTGCCTGTATTAAAAAAATTAATATCACCTTCTGTATCTACTAAATTTCCTTGTGCATCAAAAACTATTGCCATTATCTTCTTCCATCTGGTTGTGCATCTAATCTAAGTGTGCCATATCTCCATGACTCACCTACTGCTGTGTTGGCTATCTGCACAGAAACTAATCTGCCTCTAGCTCTTGTATCTACCTTATCAGTGGTAGAAGTTATTGTAAAGGGTCCAAGAGGTGAGCTAACTGCTACATCATCTGGATAACTACTTACAAATAAAGTTACTTGAGCATTACCTGTTTGATATTTAAAATCAGGTATAAATCGTTTGACTGACATAAAAAATTCTCCATCACCTCTATAATCAGCAACCCCTGTTGCCTGACCCAAGGCGCTCCTACGTGAAGTAATATCCCAATCCCCAGATCTAATAAAAGCGTCTATAGAAGTTGTGCCTGTGCTGTTTACTTGATCAGTTCCTACTTCATGAGCATAGTAAATACTGGCCCCATAAAAATTTGTAATACCTAATATATCTGGAAATACAGGTGTGGCTGTATCAGTATATTCTGTTGCGTAAGGAGCATTAAATACCCCTTGGTCTTGATATGTAGTTCGAGCTAAAGATGAAGTTGTCCAAACATTTTCTGAATAATTATACGTGACACATCTATCAATTTGATCAGATCCATCTTTTGGATAGAACCAATTTATTTCTGTGTACAAAGAATTAGGAGACGAATAAATAACATCTCTTGAATTTAAGTTAATACCTAAATTATCTCCATCTGTGCTAAATACAAAGTCTTCAACAAGTGAAGGTAATGATTTAACTGTACCATCGTATACAAAAAATCCACCTTCAGCTGACATCCACCATACAGCACCATTTGCATAAGACATAGCATGTTGACCAATACACCCACAGTTGGTGCCTACTTGTCTAACAGAAAAAGTAAAAGGTGGACCAACAAATTGAATTACATAAGCTGCAAGATCAGTTGATACAAAGATATAATCTTTACCTTGTATAGCTGCTCTAATTTCATTACCAGTATCTAATCTAAACGTACCGGCTGTGTTAGTTGCTGTCGGTGCATATGTATTTAAATCTTCTTGGTTAGAAAATCTTACAAACATAGGGTCTTGTGTTGTAGTATCCCCTATAGTTGTTTCTGTTCCAAAGTGAAATAAATGTCTATCCCTGTCAGATACAATAGAAATTCTAGTGGCTGTTGGATTGTTTGTCGTATTAAAATTAGTTGTTGTTTGAGAAGCTCTATTACCTCTGGGCGTTGCAGCTCCAGCATCCCAAGTAAAAGTCTTTCCATTAAATACAGTTGCAACTAAGACTTCACCAAAGTTATCAAGACTCCAGTTTCCTGGATCTAGAGTCACGTTACTAACAGTTCTTTCTGTACCCCAAGTGCTATCGTTCCATAAATAAGTTCCCCAACCATAACCTGCAGTTTGAAAAGTAGGACCCACTTCAACATAGGGATTAACAGTTGCAGCCCCTGCCGCAGTCATACCTGTACCTCCTTCATTTCTAGAAGCTTGTATTGTAAATTTGTCTACATCAGGAACAGTTAATATTTCATAAACTTGTTGTAATTCTGTTGGTGTGTAATCTGAAGCACCCGTAACAGTTACACCAGATAATGTTACATACCTTCCTTTAGCTAAACCATGAGATCCTTTATTTATAGTTACAGTATTTGAACCATTAACAGTTGTTATAGTGCATCCAGTAATAGCTGTATCTAATGGTGTAATATCAAAAAAATCATTACCATAATATAGAAACAAACCTTGCGACGTTCCGATGGCTGTATATTTTTCACCTGCAAAAGAAGTAAAGGCATGTTGTTTTCTAGCTGCTCCTGGTAATGTTTTTGAGGCAGCAGTTAATTGATTCCAACCACCTATTTTTTCAGGTAGTCCATATCTAAATCTAACAAAATCACCATCTGTCCATTGCCCTTCAGCACCAGATTCTGTGTCTTGTTTGTTAAAACCAGGCTTGAAATTTAATTTTTGTAGCATATAGTAGCTTATATATTAGTTTTATAGAGAATGAAAGATAGAAAATAATACACTACATGATAGAGAAATACGATAATTTTTTTACTCCTACGATACAAGGACAGCTATTTAACACCATTATTCATTCTAACTTTAGAATAGGATGGGATGATAGTAATGAGGTTCAACACAGAATGTATCCATGTTTACACAGTCCTTATACTTTTGAAGATCTTAAAAATATAAAAATATTAGATATCGTTTTAGATAAACTAAAAGATAAAAATATAACAATTAATAATTACGATAAATGTGTAATTAATTTAACTAAAAATATGGATGTTAATTTTATACATAATCACCCTAATCAAATTGTATTTTTACACTACTCTAATTTAACATGGAATCCTGAGTGGGGTGGAGAAACTGTTTTTTACAAAGACAATGGTAAAGATATTGCAGAGTCTAATCCATACACACCTAACAGAGCTATTATATTTGATGGAGAAATAAAACATACTATAAAATCTCAAAATATTTTAGGACCAACTTATAGATTTACTACTAGTTTGTTTTTTAACAAATAGATGAAAAAAATATTAGGTATAAATATTTCACATAACTGTTCTTTTGCATTTTTAGAAAATGGAATATTAAAAGAATATTATGAAGAAGAAAGATTTAATTATATTAAAGATTATATGCCTGAAGAAAACAATCGCGGTATATACAATTATAAATATAAAGCTTTAGATTGTTTTAAAAATATTACTTTTGATATGGTAATATTTTCTTCTTATAACCGAGGTCATTTACAAATAGAAATGCCTATAGTTAATCACATATTAACTCAAGTTAGTCATAAGGATTTTAGTTTTCATTTAGATAATCATCATATTTATCATGCTATTTGTGGATTACATTTTAGTAAATTTAATGAAGCTATTGCTTTGATCTCTGATGGTGGCGGGGAAAATGTTTATGATAAAAATTTTAAAGTTCTTCAAAGTATTTATTTAATTAATAAAGATAAAGTGCAAAATAAATATAGATACATTTCAAACAAAAGAAATGACTATTTTAATCACTTTCCTGAGATTGAACAATTAAAAGTTTTAGAAAATATAGATACAGTTTTTAGTAGTAAATTAAAAGCAGGTTTAAAATATATACATTATTTAAGAAAAGCAGGTTTTAATTACGGTGAAGAAGGTCAACTAATGGGTATAGCTGCTTATAAAAATAGTAAAAATAATTTAGATAAACAAGTTTTAGAAATTGCAAACATAGCACAAGAAGAAACATTAAAGGATGTTATTGAACTTATGGAAAAAGCAATAACTTATAGTGACTGTAAAAATATTATATTATCAGGGGGCTATCATTTAAATTGTTCTAACAATTTTAAACTTGTAAAACTTTTTCCTAAATATAATTTTTTCGTAGATCCAATATGTCATGATGGAGGAACAGCAGTGGGAGCTGCATTGTATTATGAAAATTATTTATAATAAAGAAGAAGCAGTAGATTTATTACTTCAACAAAAATTGGTAGTAATATTTCAAGGACACTCTGAATGGGGCGCACGTGCATTAGGAAATAGATCTATGTTATTTGATCCTCGTAATGTAAATGCAAAAGAAATTGTAAATAAAATAAAAGGAAGACAATGGTGGAGACCAACTGCTGCTACAATACTTTACGAACACAGACATGATTATTTAAAAATGCATACTTTAGATGAATCACCCTATATGACTTTTGCTATAGATGCTAAACAAAAAGCTATTGATACAGTTCCTGCTTGTGTGCACGAAGATAAAACTTGTAGATTTCAAACTTTAAAAAAAGAACAAAATCCTAATTACTATGATCTTATTAAATTGTTTTATGATAAAACAAGTGTTCCAATTTTATTAAATACATCTTTTAATTTAAAGGGATATCCAATTGTTGAAACATTTAAGGATGCTATATTGACTTTACAAAATAGTGATATACAGTATTTATATATACCAAATAAGAAAGACCAATGAGTGCTTTAGAAAAAACAGTTAATATAAATAATTTTATAGGTGTTTATGATAATTACATCACAAAACAAATGTGTGATGATGCTATAGATCTATATGAAAATCAAAATAAATTTAATAATACAATTAATAGAATAGGTTTTGAAAAGGCATCTATATTACATAAACAAGACCAACAATTTTTTGCAGCACCTAATAATATTGATGTTTGGTGGGAATCTTTAAAACCTATGATGGTTAATTTTGATATAGCCTGGAATCATTATGTTCAAAACACTGGAGCAAGCGATGCTTATGGAGTTCCTTTTCATTTTACAGATTTAAAAATTCAAAAAACTCTTCCTACAGAAGGTTATCATGTTTGGCATATAGAACATGGGAAAGGTTTTAGTAATGAGCCACGTGCTTTTGTTTTTTCTATATATTTAAATGACGTAGAAGATGGAGGAGAAACAGAGTTTTTACATTTTTCAAAAAGAGTTAAACCTAAAACAGGTAGAATTGTTATTTGGCCAGCAGGATTTCCCTATGTTCACAGAGGTAATTCTCCTTTGTCTGGAGAAAAATACATTTTAACTTCTTGGATGATGTTAAGATAAATGAATCATTTAGAAGCTATCGTAGAAATTAAAAACATAATTAATCCTGAATTTATTAAAAAAATAATACCTTTAATAAAATTAAAAGCTAAAGCTCATCTTAAAATTAATGCAGGGATAAATAAAAAAATAAGAAATGTAAAAGGGTATCAATTAAATTTTGAAACTCCTACTAATATATTTTATTGGAATTATATAAAACAAGAAATAGAAAGATTGTATAGTTATTATAAAATAAAATTTCCTAAAATGTCTAGTTATAAAATAAATCAAATAGATTTATTGAAATATTCTGCGGGTGGTAAATACGAAGTACATACAGATCATTACACAAATAGTCCTAGACATTTAAGTATTATTATGAATTTAAATAATAATTATGAGGGTGGTGATTTAATTTTTACAGCTCAAAATGAAGAAGAAATAAAAAGATTAAAACTTAATACAGGTTCTATTGTATTTTTTCCTAGTAATTTTATGTATCCCCATAGTATTGAACCTATTACAAAAGGCACCAGATATAGTATAGTTGCATGGCTACAATAGATAATAAATTAATCAAAAATTTTTTTAATAAAGAAGAATTAAATGTTCTTCAAAAATATTGTTATAATAAATTAGATTTTAATAAAGACTATGTTTTAGATGAACAATCATTCTCACCAGCTTGGTATCATGACGCCTTAATGAATTCTTTATTAAATACTAAATTATCTAAAGTTGAAGAAGAGTGTAACTTAAAATTATTTCCTACTTATAGCTATTGGAGATACTATGTATATGGTGGTACTTTATCTAAACATACAGATAGACCTGCCTGCGAAATATCTGTCACTGCTTGCATTAAAAAATATGACAAGTGGCCTATTATTGTTGAAGAAAAATCATTTGAATTAGAAGAAGGAGATGCTGTTTTATATGCTGGATGTGAACAAGAACATTGGCGTCCTGGTGTATATAAAGGAGAGGGAATGGCTCAAGTATTTTTACATTACGTAAATCAAAACGGACCTAATAAAGATCACGCATACGATCAAATAAATAAAAATTTATAAAATTAAGAAGAATAAGATGTGGGTCTAGCCCCTAGTCTAGCAATTTTATCTTCAGCTGTTTCAGCAGAACTGCCATCATCATTTACTAAATTATCGTTATCCCATTTATCTTGTAAATCAGTTAAATGTGCAGTGTCCCATCTAGTAGTAAACTCTGTAAAGTCACCTAGGTTAGCATCTTCCCAAGTAGAATGAGGAGTTGTATCTCTGTATTCTACAGTATCATTAGGATTAGAAGTTCCATATTGAATTGCCCAAATGTTATTCCATTTAGCTAGTCCCCAAAAATCATCATCAGAAATTTTATAAGTAAGTCCTTCATTTGCTCCTTCAGCAAAATTTTTAATTATTACTTTATCTTCAAATATTACTGTCCATTGTGCATTCGTTGCCATATTTTCTCCTAAGTCTTAATAATATATATCACTGTTAAATAAGGTTGTAAAACTGATGTTGAATCACCTGTAAAAGTTGCACTCATGTTATGTTGGTGACCTGAACCAGATCCTGTATTTCCTGTATTAGCTGGTATAGATGATCCGCCTTTAGGAGAACCATTACTACCAGGTTGGTTAGCATTTGCTTTTTGATAAGGGTGTGAGTGTGGTGCAAGTTGTGATGCTGATAAAGTAGCATTAGCTGTAGTACCACCAACGTTTCCTGTTGAAGCTACGGTGTTTGCTCCACCAGTTGATGCCAAAGCTTTGTTATTAGATTTTCCAACAGCTACATTATCTTGAAGATCAGGAACAAGAAAAGTAGAAGAACCATCACCTGCACCATAAGTTGTACCTATGATTGCAAATAATGCAGCGTAAGTTGATCTCGAAACTGTTTGACCATTACACTCTAAGAAACCTGTTGGCACTGAAGCAGAAGACCACGGTACAATAGTCGCTGTAGGAATTCCCTCGATACCTGTAAGGTTTGCTCCATCAAAATCGTATTTAGTTGCTTCGTAATTTGACATATTATTTCTCCGTGTAAGTCCATCCTGTTGTAGCGTCTCCAGAATATACTAATCCAAAAGCTGCACCTTGTGTATTAACTACAAGATCAGATGCTGCATTAGCTATATTAGAAGAGTTTCTACCAACAGTCAATGCGTTAGTATTGAAATC